GCCGGGGTTGATCAGGATGTTGATGTTGGTCTTGCCCGTGCCGCCCTTCTTGGGGCCGTCACTCAGTGCGCCGCCACCGAACTTGTTGGCGCGGCTGATGTGCTTGCGCGTCTCGGCGAGGTGGGCGCGCTTGGCCAACTTCGGGTTCTTTGACGCCTCAGCCTTTTCCAGCTTCTTCGCAGGGATCTTCTCGCCAGCGGGGACACCAAGCGCCTTGTGAAGCGCGCCGGGCTTGCCGATGGCCTCAGAGATCCACTTGCCAGCCTTGCCACCAGACTTGAGGCCCTTCATGGACTCCTGCTTGTCGTGCTTGGTGTCCATCTTGGACGCCTCCCACGCCTTCATGGACATGCCATGCTTCTTGGCGAGCTTCTTGTCCTGCGCCTCGTCCTTGGCAGAGCCTTCGAACTTGGCCATACCACCCTTCTTGTAGGGCGAGCCGGGAGCGCCAGCGCCGAAATTCATGGCGTTCTTCTGGACGATGCTCTTCGGGTCGGGGCCCATTGCGGCAACCGGAGCAGTGCCGCCGTAGGGAGCCATGCCGCCGTCGGCATAGTGCCCGGCCTTGCCGCGAGTGGGCTTGGACAGGTTCTGGCCGTACTTCTCAATGGCGATCTGCTCCTTCGTCGAGACGCCGGGCTTGCCGCCCACGTTCTCGGCGGGGCCATAGTTGACGTTGCCGCCAGCCTTGCGGGCAGTGCGACCGCCAGTCTTGCGAGACTCAGTCACAGCGCCCTCACCCGTGCGCGATCCCGTGTCGTAGTCAGGGCGGCGCTGGGGCATTGGGGGCGTAGGCTTGCTGGGCGTCGTGGTGACGGCGCCAGCGCCCGTGCGGGAGCCGGTGTCATAGTCAGGGGTCTTGGCAGGCACCTTGCCATCAGTGGCATGCTTGGCGCGGCCACCCTTCTTGAGGCCCATGGTCGGCCCAAGGACGTTCTTGATGTAGGCCTGAGGGTTCATCCCGCCCTTCAGCATGTCGGTGGGGCTGCCGCCCATGGCCTTCTCGGCCCGGCCGCCCTTCTTCATGCCGCCGATGTGCTTCTTGCCCTCGCGGCTCTCATTCGCTTCCTTCTGGTCGCGGTTGATGAGGCTGTCGGCAGTGATGGCGCGGCCACCTGACTTGCGGGGCTTGCGGCCCGCGTGGACCTCGGCCTTGGCGCCAGCGATCTTGCCGCCGCGCTTGAAGCCCTGCTTGGAAACCGGGCGCATGCCGGTCTTCACATCCGCGTTCAGCGGCTCAGCGGGCGTCCAGTTGGAGCTGTCAACCTTTTGGTCTTTCTCACCGGACAGGCGCTTGGCCTTGCCCCGCATGGCCTCGCGGGCCTTTTTTGCCATCTCATACATGCGTTTGCTCCTCGGAGGTTCCGGGCGTCCCCGTTGCTGCCTGAATGGATAGCTTGGGCAACATCAAGCTTGCCGGGATATTAACATAAGAGCGCGATCTTCGACAGAGGCGGGGTCAACCTCGCCGCCGTCGGCATACCGGCGGTTGATGTCGATCAGTTTGTCGTTGAAGATGACGTAGTTGTGGGTGGGATTTGCTGTTACTCCGCGCGACAAAGCATCAAGATATTTGATTCCGGGATGCCCGCGATCAAGGAGATATTGAGAAAGTTCAGGATTTGATTTCAAACCATAATCAGACAAAGCATTATGCAATGTCTGCCCCGTAGCCAAATATTCTGGCTGTTCTTGTCCAGAACGAAATCTTTCTATTAAAGAACGGGTTCTGTTCCCTTCTTTAAGATGTGAAAGATCAGCCTCATGCGCCAATTCTTGAACAGCTTTTGGCTGTTGCGCCAATGGCGTATTCCAATTTATTAATTTTTCAGGATCAGCATGAATATTTACGTCATACATGTGACCAGTTGCTACGGGAGCCGGAATATCCTTTTTTGTTTGAAGGATCCGCAAGACATGCTCATTAAACGGATCAAAATCACGATTCAATTTATTCTCAACAATAGAAACAGCTTTTGCCCTATTGCCCAACGCATCGCCATGTAAGATGGATGCCGCTTGATGCAAAGGATCATTGATGCTGAAAGGTTGGCCTCCAACAAAAGTATCAGACAGAGCATCGCGATAACTTCTTGCAGTAGGTTCATGTTCTGCAAAATAAAGACCATGCCCAAATCCTTGAGCCCCTTCGCCCGTCCCAATTTTGCTCATGTCAAAACGTTCAAATTGATGCGGCGATCCGTGATAGGCGCGAATCGGGCCAGAGCCCAAAACTGTTTCACCAGCCTTAGCTGCTGCACCGCCAATGCCACCAGTTTGCGCCATACCCGCTGCGTCAACAGCCCACTTTACGGCTTCTTCGGGATCATAGGGTTTTTCGCCATATAGAACTTGGCCGGGGTACTTGACGACATCATACATCGCGCCCGGCGCATTGGAGAGGGCTTCACCAAGCTTTTCGGGGTAGGTTTGCACAAACTTGCTGGCTTCAGGGCCAAGCGCCTCCTCGGGTGGCGTCCAAGCGCGAGCCAATGACGCGGGGGTTACAGGTTCGCGGCGCACCACATCAAGCGCCTGATCAACCTCGCCGCCTTCAGCGCGGCCCATGCGCTTCGCCATCGCCGTGTCGGCCCACTGGCGAAGGTCGGACATGGTCCACTGGGCGTAGGGTTTGCCGTTGAACCGCATGCTGGCGTTGGCGGACACCGTCCTTGGGAAGACTTGCGCGACGGTTGCGTCATCCGGCGCGGTGTACGCCTTCACGGCTCCGCCCGGGCCTTGGAACCAGCTCAGGTAGGCAGAGCCCGGCGTCAAGGGGACGCCAGCCTTTGACAGCCTTGGGGCGATGTCGTTCGCCAAATGGTAGTTCGCGGCGGCGTGCTGGAGGTCAACCGTGTCGGGGCTGGTCTTGAGGGCGCGAAGCTGCCGGTCGCTGTAAGCGCCAAACCGCTCGGGGTCCATCCGGCGCAGGGTGTTGCCCCATGTGCTGTTGAGGAATTGGTAGAGCCCGCCAGCGGAGGAAGTCGGGTTCTGCGCCTTCGGGTTGTTGCGGCTTTCGTTGGCGCGGATCGCGGCCAAAATCGGCGCGTTGGACGCGGGCTGCTCAACGTCCTGCGGGGCGCGGGCCGTAAGCTTGCCAATCGCCGCCTGTGCGGGAGTCGCTGGCGCTTCGGGGCTGTAAGCGATGGGCTGAGTGGCAAACGACGCGGGGGCAACGCTGGCGCCCATCACCGGGACGCCGCGCTCAGGCGCGTTGAGCGGAATGTTGACCGGCGCCGGGGAGAGGTCTTCAACGCTGACCGGCGTAAACGCCTGCGGCGGAGGCGGCGCAAGCTCCGTCGCCTTGACGATGCCCGGGCGCGGGGCCGTCAGCGGCTTGCGGGTGGGGACCGAGCCCGTCACATCGTTGCCCGGCTCACCAACCGTGGGCCGCTTGGCGAGCGCCAGCGCGGCCTTGTCGGCGCGGAAAAAGTCAGACGGCAGATCGGGGTTCCCCCAGTTCACCCGCCCGTCATCGACAAGTTTCTCGCCCGTGGACAGAACTTCTGGGCCGGAGAACATGCCGCGCAGGCTTTCGAGGAAGCCGCCCTCGTCAAAGTGCTGGCGCGCGGCATGGAGGGCCTTGGCGACGAGGTCATCCATCTCAACTCTCCGTCAGGGGCTGCTCGTTACTCTCAAGGCGCTGGATCATGCCGGGGTCCAGCAGGCTCTGAACCGTCTGCTCCGCGCCGGGCACGGTCGCGATGGTCTCGGCCAGCTTCACGGCGGCCAGACGCTCGCGGCTCTCGCGGTCACGCTTGCGGTTGATCGCGTCCATCATGCTGTCTTGCTGCTTGTCCTGAAGCTCCTGCTTCTTGACCTGCAAGTCAGCCATCTTGATCTGGTCTTCAATCGTCGGCGCCTGCGGCTGACCGCCAGCCAAGGCGCCAGCTTCCTGCATCTTGGCCGCGATCTCCTGCTGCTTGACGCCGACCATCGCCGTCTTGGCGTCGGCCTCCTGCTTCTTGATCTGCACCATCGCCTGAGCGTACTGGACCTCTGGCGGGGGTTTGTTCTGGAGGGCAGTGGGCGGCACCATGAACTGCTGCGGGTTCGACCAGCCCATCGCCTGCAAGGCGGCGGTGTCAATGGCAATCGGGTCATACAAGCTGGGGTTGCCCTGCTGAAGCTGCTTCAGGCCCATGATCTTCATCATGCGCTGGCTGTGGCTCGCCGTGTTGGGGTCGGCCTGCGGCACAAGCTGGCAGTCATCGAGCGCCGCAAGGAACGTCGCCTCATCCCACGGGTAGGCGGGCTTCTTGTTGCGCTGCCAGAAGCTGTCAGGGTTCTCCTGAAAGCAGCGGGCCAGAAGCTGAAACTCCTGCGCCTGCGCCGCATGCATCCGCTTGTGAACCGCGTTCAAGACCTTGGTGGCTTGGTCGATCATGGCCAGCGTCGTGCCGACCGGCGCGTCTGCCCGGCCCTCGCCAACCTGCATCTCGGACGTGCCGCCAACGCGCATGCCGGTCTCGGCCATGTTGGTGACGAGGTTCATCAGCGCCGGGCCGGGTTCCTTATAGGGAAGCGGCATGATCGCCTGCTGGATTGGCATGCCGCCGGTCTTGACGAGGGCGCCGCCGCCGGGCGGGACGCGGAAGATGTTGGTGTTCTGCCGGGCGCCCGTATCCGCCATGAGGAAGCCGGGGAAGTTGGCGTACATGCCAGCGTCCAACATCTCGCGCCACGCCGCCGTGATAGCGTTGGTCGTGTTGCCGAGGATGTGAAGCAGGCCGATGTCGTAGAAGCCAAGGCCGGGAACGAAGGTGTACTTGATGAAGTTCGTGCGCGCCTCGGGAAGCTCGGCCTCGTCCTCGTCGTAGTTGCGGACAATGGACAGGACTTCGCGGGAGGACAGGTCGATGGTCACCCGGTAGGGGATCTCAAGGCCGCTCTCCTTGCCCTTATACTTGTGCTCGAAGCCGGGAATGTCCAGTTCGCAGTAAACCTCGTAGATCTCGCGGTCGCGGTCCTCGGGGCGGAAGCTGCCCGCCGAGATGCCCTGCTGGGCCCGCTCCTCGCGCTGCGCCGCGTCGAGGTCGGGGTCCTTGGCCATCGGCAGGTCGATGTCGCGGTAGACGCCGAGGATCTGGAGGCGCCGGACGGTGCTGGAGCGCATCATTGAGCGGTGCGTGATCCGCTTGGCGTTGCGCAAGTCGGTGGCGGCGTTGTTGACGATCAGGTCATCGGCATCGACGCTCTCAGATACCGGGCGGCCACGCAGGGGGCAGAAGTAGACCTTCTTGAAGGACGTGCCGCCGAAGCCCAGCATCAGCAGCATGCGGTCGGTGTCGGGGTAATACTCGGACGCCGTGGCCGTCAGGTAATGGTTCAAGTCACGCTCAAGCGCGTTGGCGAGCGTGTCCTCCTCCAGCGTGGCGTTGTTGTTGTCGTCGCGGATCTTCACCGGTCCATCGGTCGGCAGCAGTTCAGAGCGGGCGTTGGCCTGAAAGCGCAGGACCGCCTCAAGCAGCAGCGGGTGGCGGACGCGGCTCATTCCCTCGACGGGTGCCCCGTCCGCGCCGCCCGCAATGCCGGGGATCTCCAGCTTCAGGCCGAGCAGCTTAATGCCCTGCGCCCGGCCCTCAATCCAGTCGCGGCGGCTTTCGATGTCGTCCTCGATGCCGCGCAGCAACTCGTCGGCGATGGAGCCAAGCGCCCCGGGGTCGATGTCCTCGACGAGGTTGTCGAACCACGCGCCCTTGTCTTTGCGGGGCTGATCGACGAGGCTCTTGCCGTCCATGCTGATCGAGATTGAGCCGTCTTCGTGCTCAATGCGCAGGATTGGCTCGTTGTCGTTCAGCTCCGGCGAAGGCACATCGCCCGCCTCGACCACTACGTCAGTCTCCATCGGGATAGCCGCCTCGGGCAGGCCGGGCAGGCGGATGTTCTGGGGCGCGAGGACGGGCAGCGGCATGGTTACGGTCCTTGAACTGGCGGCTCGGGCAATGCTTCCATCTCCGCGACGAAGCGGGCAATGCCTTGCTGTGCCGCGATTGTATCAGATTGGGCCATGATCTCATAGTGACGGACGTAGTCGTAGGGCGACTGGCCCCAGACCTCGACCCGGAAGTTCCCAATCCGCTTGGGCGTGTTGGGCGTGATGACATCGACGACGGCGCTGGCTTGGATCATTTGTTCTCTAGCTCCTGTTCAATCAAATGGCATAGAAAGTCGCAGCTAGGCGACATTGGGTTCGTAGTTGGGTGATCAAAAGGGATCTCGTCAATAAACGAGCGAACTCCTTTGATCCGGCAAAGGCGAACGTCAAGTTCCCGAGACAGCTTGACCATACGCGCAAAGTGATCGGGGAACTCCTTACGCACCAAAGCCCAATAGGCGGGGCTAGTAGCCTTCACGCATGGAATGCAGTTGTTGTTTTGAAATCCCATAGCATACATGGGCGGCAAACCAATCCCAACAGACTGGAGCATGCCAAGACAAGATTCCTTGTTCAACGCATTGTCAATCAATGGCGTCAGGATGGTCATCTCTGGGTAATTGGCGCGAAGACGATCTGCCCGATCCATGTCGGGTTTATCGTGAGTATACCCAAAAACATGGTGATCGCTTGGATGTTGAAAGGCCAAACGGGGAGAAACCTTCAGCTCAACGGTGCATGGGGCTCCGCTGATGCCAGCGAGATACTTCCTTTTTTCCCAGACATCCCATGTATCGGCGTATTCGTCTGATTTGATGCGCTGGATCGGAACACCGAACCAACGTTCACACTCAGACATGAAACGCTCGTTGTCGGGATGCTCGGCTCCCGTTTCGCAGTAGGCAACGATGACATTTTCATATGACTTGAGCGCAAGTTTTGTAGCGATGGCGCTGGCTGCGCCACAAGAAAACCAACTAATTGTCCTCATGACCTCGACCCCCTCAGATCGGATACAGTGGCGCTGGCGCAGCCCCAACGTGGCGGCGCCCAGCGTCGATCTCAGCCATACGCTCCGGCGCGCGAACGAGCAAGCCGGTCTCGCGCAGGTGGCGCAGGGCCATGCTGACGGTGTCGCAGTTGTGAGTTAGGACACCGTTAGCAAAGTAGCAGTGCTCTCCCTCAACCGTCAGGTTGTAAACGGGACGCATAGTATGGGTGAGGTAAACGTCTTTTACCGCACAAGTATTTGGATTTTGCAGTGATGCAAGCCGATGAACAAGTGATCTTTTTAGGGCTTTTAGCCTCAAAAGCAGATCCGCACCAATCACAAACGCCCGTGTAATGGCTTTTGCTATAAGGCTTTGGCGCCCCTTCTTTTCGGATGGAGTTATATGCGTTTTGCCGATGCCATTCTCGGCCAGCATCACTTTTGTGCCACTCCTTTGCCAGCTCTTGAACCTTTGACAAATGAGCAAGCTGTTTTTCTGATCTCCCGCGATTAACGTAGTCTTCATGGTGTTCGGCGCGATGGGCTTTGAAGACCAAGCACTCAAGGTTTGCAATGTCGTTGTTGCCGGTGTCGCCATCAACATGGTGGATTTGATGACCTTCAGGGATTGGTCCGTTATGAAATTCCCATACGTCTCGATGAAGCCTGTGACCTGCGCGCGCAAAATAGCGGCGGTGCGCAGGGTTTTTTGCGTTTGGGTAACGATTGTATTTACGGCCATTGAAGACCACTGTTTCGACGATAACGCCATCTTTGCGCGGGAAAGCCATGATGCACCTTTGTCCTGTTGATACAGTGTTAGTATATCATATGGACACAGTGATGCAAGCTGCTTCCATTCACCGTCAACGAATATCGGGTGATTGCTTGTACCTTCCAAGAAACCGCCATTGAACTCAAGGCGCCATACTGGTTCAACTCCGGTCATTCCTGCCGCCACTATTTGACGCGGCCCAGCGGGTGTCGCCACCATTTCTCCGGCGGATAGCTCGCTTAATGGGCGAGAGGTTCCATCAGCCATCGTGATGTTGGTATCCCCAACCAAACAAAGATCGTCGTGCTTGCCCTTGGGAAATACCTCGCACTGGCGGATCACCATGTCGGCCCACTGCCGGTCGGGCGCAAAGATCATGCCCTCGCTAAACAGGTGTTGGATTGAGTAGACGCGCGCCAGCTTGTCGAGAGAGCCGGGGTTGATGAGCTGGACGGCAAAATCCTCGGCCCCGTACAGGCGCCGGATTTCCTGCGCGACGGACAGGCCGGAGGCCTTGGCCTCGACGAGCAGCTTGTCCACCTTGAACTTGCGGCAGGTCGCCGCCACTTTCTCGACCAGCTTGGACAGCTCAAGGTGCTCCTGCCAAGCACCCATGAGCATGACCTTCGGGACGCTCTCGGGATTGTGGTCGAGCATGTCGCGGATGCGGACGCCCTCGTCGAAGCGGGCGGCCTCCTCGACGTTGTTCCGCATCTTGCCCCGGCTGTTGACGTAGTTGTCGGCGCGCATGCTGGCGATGTCGCCCGAGAAGACACCCCAGACCGTCATGGCGCTCGGATCGTTCTCGGTCTTGGACGTGTAGGCCGTGTCTATGCTGGCGATGATGTAGTCCATCGGCGGGTAGCCGCCCTCATCCATCCACGTCTCCCACCACTGGGCCTTGATGACGCCGCCGCCCCGGGGCGTTGGCTCCTGCTGGAACTGGCCTGCGGTGGCGTAAGGACCCATAACCTTGCTGTCGCGGTCCACGACATCCTGCGGGAAGCGGGCGGGGAACAGCAACTCGCCCTCGGTCTCGCGCGGGTCCTCAATGCCCAGCTTGGTTGGGTAGGCCCGGCTCTTGTCCAGCATCATGGGTAACATGACATGGTCGTACCCGAGGCGCTTGTCGAGGATGACGCCGGACACGTCCGCCTCGTGCAGGCGCTGCATGATAACGATGATCGCCGAACTATCGGGGTTGTTGAGGCGCGTCGGGACGGCCTCAAGAAACCACTGGACCGTGCGCTCGCGCTGGGCGTCGGAGTTCGCCCCATCGACGCTGTGCGGGTCGTCGATGATGACCCTATCACCACGGGCGCCGGTAATCGACCCGGCTGCTGCGGCCTGACGGAAGCCTGTCGAGGTGTTCTCGAACTTGGTCTTCTGATTCTGGTCGCCGGTCAGCGTGACGCGGTCTCCCCACCGCTTTTGATACCAGTCGGACGTGATCAGGCGCCGCATGCGCAGGCCGTCGCGGATGGCGAGGTCGAGGCTGTGCGAGGCGCAGACGTAGCGCAGGTGGGGCATGTTACGCGGCCCCCACTCCCACGCAGGAAAAAATACCCCGCAGAGCAGGCTCTTCATTAGGCCGGGCGGAACGTTGATCAACAAGCGATTGTACAATTCGCCATTGTCTAGCTCAACTCCATCGGTTATCGCTTCGAGATGTGCGCAGATAAAGTCGATGTGCCAGCCGTGAACGTACTTTTGACCGGGCTCTATGATGTGCCACGCCTGTTTGACGAATGACGCGAGGCTCTCCTCGGCATCGACGAGGTCAAGCTCGTAGAGCGTCTGGTCGATGTCGATCTTCTGGTCGCCATATGTAATGTAGCGGGCCATCAGCAACTCAGCCCGATGCGGTCAACGAGGTAGGAGTTACCCTCGTCGTCATAGACCTCGAAAAGCGTCATGACCTCAATGTGGTCTTCCTGCGAACTGAAGATGAGCGCGCCATCGGGTGCCTCATAGCAGTAGCCCTCGTCGTGGCTGTCCAGCTCGGGGCGGCGCAGCCAGCCGTAGGTCCAGTGAGGCCCGCAGGATTGATACGGCTTCATGATGACACCCTCCCGAAGGTCACATTATCCTGCGCCCGAATATCCTGATTGCGCCAAGACCAACACTCGCCAGTGTCCTGAAAGACCACCCAGACCAGATCGGCCTCGACGCCGTAGTCAATGAGGACGTGGGCGAGGCCCGTCCCCTTGGGCGTCTTGACGGGCAGCGGCGGGTTGAGCTGGAGCATCACTTTGGCGGCTCCGGTAGTGGCATCCAATGGGTTGGCAAAGGCAATGCCTCATTACTCATGTTGGATTGCATCTCTTTTTGAAAGAAGCACACGCTGTTGCAAAGTTGCCAATTTCCAAAGATGCGTGGGTTATAAAGAGCGATACCAATTTGGTGCATCTTTTTAATCAAGATAGGGCGGTCTTTTGGTGCTGTTTCAATTGGCTGCCACTCGCTCATTCGCCCGCCTCCCACGACATCTTGGCCAGCGACACCTTGGGCTTGCCCCGGCGCGTCTTGCTGGCGAGGATCACCATGCGTTCGAGCTTGGCCCGGCCCTCGGCCTCGTACTGCGCCTCAGTCTTCGGCGGTTTGCCCTTTCGGACGATGTTGGATCTGAACTTACCCATCACCGCTCGCCCGGGTCGTGCTCGATGGTCTTCCCGGCGGAGAGCAAGGCCATGCGCAGGGCGTCACGACTGTCAGCGTCGAGCTGACGAACGTCAACGGCGGAGTTCGTGACGATTGTGATCGACGGGCCTTCCTCGCGCTTTTCCGCGTAATCCTCGCGGAAACGGCTGACGACACTCTTGTGCCAGATTGCTGCGTTGAAGTTGCGATCAGTCAACCCTGTTTGCGCCTGATCTTCCCACCATTCTTGCGAATAGGTCAACGCGCGTGTCAAAGCGGTGTTAAATTCTTCTTTTTCTTCTCTCCAACGCAGTAGCGTTGCCTTATCCAAATCCAACTTAGCGGCAATCTGCGTGATGGATTTTCCTAACTTGCCCAGTTCGATCACGACTTCGCAATACTCGGGACGATACAGCGACGGGCGCCCAACAGGACGCTTCTCCTTAATTTGCTTCTTAACAGCCATGTTCAAGCCCCTCACATTCCCATCAAAGATAATCCCTCTGGGCCAAAAGGACAATGACCCCCAGATTTGCGGGCGAAACGACCCCCTGAAATTATTTTCAAAAAAATGTCGATTAGGGCTAGACAGGCGAAATCCTTTCGCCTATAACTCTAATCACGGTCTGGGACCGAGCAACTTACCTGATGGAGATCGACATGAACACCTTCACCCTCATCATCCGCAAGGGCCCCTACAACGAGCGCACCACCCCCACTGATTGGATCAGCGAGACCCCCATCCAGACCTTCGACGAGGTGGTCAAGGACGTGATTGACGGTCAGGTTGACGCCGAGGACATCGCCAAGGTCATGACCATCGACTTGGTGGCGGGCACGGTGGTGGATGTAACCGCCAAGGTGGCCGAGCTGGTCTGGCAGGATTACGACGCCAACAACCTCTACGCTCACAAGGAGATGAAGGCTTGGCTGGAAAGCTTCAACCACGACTGCGAACATCTGACCGGAGAGACGCAGGACATCCGCCACTTTTACGGGCGCTGACCTCGAGGAGGGGGGAAATACCCCCCTCGACTTCCCCTAAATTATGGAGATCGACATGACCACCGAATACAAAATCATCGTCAACTTTAACTTTGCTTCAATGCACAAGAGCTGGGATTGGTGCGCAGTCACTGACGACTACGATGGGCAGGAGGACGACCCCATCGGCTACGGCGCCACGGCGCTGGAAGCCATCGAGATCCTGATGGAACAATTAAATGACCGGGAGGCGAAATAATTTCACAAACCCCGTTGACAGGCGAAATCATTACGCCTATTGTCAAATCACGGTCGAGATGGAGACCGGCACTAACCAGATGGAGATTGACATGACCGCTTCTAACGTGACCCTCGCCGACCGCGCCGCCCTCGCCAAGGATGTCCTCGACGCTGCCCAGCGCCAGATGGACGCCATCAAGGCGGAGATCAAGGCCACCTCGCACGACGGCATCATTGAGGGCGAGTTCGCCACCGTGACCATCACCTACACCACCCCCGAGCGGTTCGACGCCAAGGCGGCCAAGGCTTTCCTGACCGCCGAACAGGTCGCGGCCTGCACTAAGCCCGGCTCGCTGGTCGAGACGATCCGTATCAAGAACAAGCTGGCGGTTGCCGCATGAACCTCTACGTCCACCCCGTCCACCGGCCAATCTGGGGGAGGCAGACTCCCCCAAACACCCACCAACCACTGAAATGGAGAATCACCGTGCAAAAGCTCATCGACGCCTACAAGGCCGACGCCTCCGACATGAACGCCCTCAAGCTTGCCCACCACGCCAAGAAGCACCCCATGAGCGTGTGCATGCTAACCGTGGCCGACGCCGCCCTGCTGGGCAAGGCAAGGGCCCAGCTCGCCCCCATCGTCGCCAAGTTGGACGCGGTCGTGATCGGGGAGTTCATCTGATGGTCCACACCTCCCGCCTCAAGCCGGACGGCTGCTACGAGGTCTTCTATTTCGACCAATTGGTCGGGTGGGTCCGCCAAGGCTCCATGAGGGCCAAGGGCAGGTCCATTTGGCGCGCTCTGTCCATACACGGCGACCTGCGCCACGCCCGCTCCTTGGCCTCCGCACGGGCCGCGCTGCTGGAGATGAGCCATTGAGCGCTTACTATAACGAGATCGACCCCTACGCAGCCCAGTGGCTCCGCAACCTCATCAAGGAAGGACTGATCGCAGATGGCGAAGTCGATACCCGCTCAATTGTCGATGTTTCCCCTGATGAACTTAGGGGATTCACTCAATGCCACTTCTTCGCCGGAATCGGGGGCTGGAGCCACGCCCTCCGCCTCGCCGAGTGGCCCGACGACAGACCTGTTTGGACTGGAAGCTGCCCCTGCCAACCGTTTTCGGTCGCGGGCAAAGGCGCCGGTACTGACGATCCAAGGCACCTGTGGCCCCACTTTCATCGCCTCATCAGTGCCGTCAGGCCCCCTGTGGTATTGGGAGAACAGGTTGCGGGAGCGGCTGGCTACGGTTGGCTCGACGGAGTTCGCGTTGATCTGGAAAGAATTAGCTACGCCAGCCGGGGGGCCGATATCCCGGCTCTCGCGGTCAACGCCCCGCACATTCGACAGCGACTCTATTGGGTCGCAGTGGACTTGGCCAACGCCCAGAACAACGGACAAAACCGACGGGCGCATCATGACGCCGGACGGCAAGAGAACGAACGCCGCAGGGACGCTGGAATATCAAGCGAACCTGTCAGATCTGGTTCGTCTGTACGCGACATGGCCCACCCCGACCAAGGCGGACGGGGACGGCGGCCACGGGATGGGGACTGCGAGCGTGACAGGCAGGCGGGAGAACGGCACGAAGATCACGGTATCGCTGCCGGGAGTGGTGAAGATCATCTCGACGTGGCCAACGCCAACGTCTCAGGACTGCGCCAGAGGTACGGGAACAATCCGCCCACAGGATACGGGCATCCCGCTGCCCCAGAGGGTCGCGCAGGTCATTGGGACGACCACGTCTGGCTCGCCGGATCAGACGGGAAGTCGAGGCGCGCTCAATCCGGCCTTCCCCTGCTGGCTCATGGGATACCCAACCGAGTGGGACGCCTGCGCGCCTACGGCAATGCCATCGTACCGCCGCTCGCGGCCGAAGTAATCAAAGCATTCATGGAGACCGAAGTATGACCCCCGACCAGCCCAAGGCCCTCATGGATGTCCTCGGCTTCACGACCGCAGACGTAGCCGTCCTGATGGGTGTCACGCGCCGGACGCCCCAGCTCTGGCTGTCCGGCCACAGTCCCATCCCCCAGTCGGCCGCCATCCTGTTGGAGGCGATCAGGGAGGGCCTTGTTACAATCGAGTGGCTTGAGGACAAGATCGTCTTGGCCATGAAAGTTCAGATTGCCTGACGCCCGAGGGGGTGCTGTCAGGCATAGGGGGCCGGGGGCAGGTACTGCGTTCCCCGGCCCTTTTTTGTTTGGGGTGCAATCTTTGGGGTGCGAGGAAAACCGCAGCCAAAGCTAAATAGAATTTTTTTTTTTTTTTTATTTTAATTTACTACTTTTCTTTCTTTTTTGATCTTTTGCACCCCAAAAAAGAAAAAGAGTATATAAATTAAGGATTTAGGTTGGGGTGCAATCTTGGGGTGCAATCCACTTTGGGGCGCAATGATTGCGCCCCACTTTTTTGGTTTCGATCAAAAAGGGGTGTCCGTGAAGTCCGTGTCACCATTATGGAAGTCGCGGACTAGGGCCTTCACAGTGTTGGGGTGCAATGCTGCGCCCTCCAGATCTTTCGCACCCCTGCGGTGCCAGACGTAATGGTCGCGCCTTGTCTTGGTGATTTTGACCCTCCGGCCCTCAATTGGGGTGTACCCCATGTCACTCAAAATGTGCCCAATAGCCTTCGTCTGGGGGAAGTCGCGGCCATCCATTGTAACCATATCTTTAAGATATGTAATGTCGATAACGTCCGGCCCGACGACTGCACAGGCGTGATCCGCGATGGCCGTCTCGATGGTGTCACGGTCTTCGGAGACGTGCATTGATCTCATCGCCGCCAGCCCGTCGGTCTCAGGCGCCCGGCCCGAGGGGGAGAAATCATCTGAAATCTTCCAGTCCAACAGCATCCGGGCGAACACGTCGGGGCGCTGATCCAGATCGTCAAAGAGCGTCCTGAAGTAATCCTCAGTGCCCACCACCCCACCGTGCTGGGCGAAGAGGTCCTCCTTGCGCGTCTGGCGGGTGAAGATCACGCAGTAGCGCCTGTCGTTGTCGCCGACCGGGATCGCGTCCGAGTGATTGGTGAAGAGCATGTAGGACGAAAAATTCGGAATATGCTTCTCGTCCTTACCTTTATGAACGACGGCGATGGTGTTGTTGGTGATGAGGGGTTTCATCTTGTCGAGGATCGCGTACTTGTTCGTGCCGCTGATCCTGATCTCCTCAATGCAGACCAGCACCGAGCCCTCGGCCCAACCGGTGAAGGAGCTGTCGATGGCCGTTGTCGAAACAACTGACGCCTGCTTGCCCAGCACCGCCTGCATGACCCGGAAGAAGTACGACTTGCCGTTGCCCTCAATGCCCTTGAGCAGCAAGGCCCACTGCACCCGTTTGCCGGGGTTCTGATACACATAGGCCATGAAGTCGATCAGGATGCGCTGCTCGCGCTCCGAACCGACGGTGTTGCCCACATGCGCCATGAACCGGTTCATGATCTTTTTTCCGGCCTCGTCGATCTCGTCGCAGGGTTCCGCGCCGCTGCGTTCGTAGGTGTTGAGGTGAGACAAGCCGTTGTCGAGCGTGAAGATCCGGTCGGCGCCCGGCCAGAACATCTTGGAGGCCACCGTGGGGATGCGGCAGTAGGTCAGGGCGAAGGAGGCGGCGTCGGGGACCTCGCCCACCAGCACCTCGGGCATGCGGTCGAACTTGGCCCGGAAGGCTTCCCGCTTGATCGAGTGCCGGGTGGAGACCATGTCGAAAGTGGCGTCCGCCTCGCAGTAGACCCAGTCTGACAGCCAACTGGGCCCGTCAAAAGGGCCGCCCTCGACCCCCTCCACCGCGCCAGCAGTCGAGCGCCCAGACCCCTTGGCTGGCTTGAATGCCTTGTTGATGACCGCCTTGGTCATCCCGGCGGCCTTGCCAAACATGTCGTAGGCAAACCCGGCGAGCATCATCCGCATGTCGCCCCGGAGCTGCGCCTCGCCCAGTGCGCTGACCTTGTTGCGCAGGGCCGTGTAGCCCTCCAGCGAGCGTAGCGAACGCGCCTCGGCCTCAAGGGCGACGTAGGTCGAGCCAGTCGGCTGAATCTCAACTGCGGCACGGCGCCCGCCGGACAGTTTAATGATCGACGCCATGGTCACGGGGCGCAATACCCCACCGAACGACCGCCACTTGGTGCGCATATGGCGGGGGTCGTGCTTGGGGCTGAGGGCGCTCCACGTCGCCCAGCGGTCCCAGCCGTCCTCGGAGCCACGGAACTCGTGGTAGAGCGCCATGCCGACGCGGAGCCACTCGTCGTAGTCCTTGCCCTCGGCGGGGTAGTTCTCAAGGAGTGCGTCAATCTCACCAATCGACATGCCGAGCGGCTCGGCGGCGACCATGGCCTGAAGGTCGCTGAAGTCATCGTCCTCGCCGCCAACCGTAATCGCGATTTCGGTTAGGTTGACCGCCCACGGCTCGCCGTCCTGACGCAGGGACCACGGCGTGACGCCCTGCCTGTTGCTGGGCAGAAACATCAATTGAGACATAGTAAAGCTGCACGGGTCCACGTCGCCAAGGTCCACAAGGCGCACGATGTCGTTGACGATCACCTTGTAGTCGTCCTCATTGACGGGGCGGCTCAGGGGAACGCACAGGCGGAAACGGGGGACCTCGGGCGTGTGCCGGAAGGTCGAGTAGGCAACGAAGGCTCAGGAAAGCGTCATCCCGATCTGGAACTCAATGTCGGCCAGCGAGCCCTGCGGGGCGTCGAAGTCGAGCGTGGCGACCGTGCGCACGGCAATGTTGCCGTCGGCCCTGCCCTTGGTCTCGTCGGCCCGAACACCGCCCACGAAAGCCGCACGGCCCACGCTGGCCTCCTTGCTGGGGTACGCCTTGAACGTGCTCAGTGTCGTGGCGAAGGGGTGCCACTCAGTCTCCCGCGTCTCCGCCGAGGCGAAGTTTTTGCAGTAGGTGAAGCGGATCATCATGCTCCACCCTTTTCAATAGGGGACAAGAACGTCGCGGCCATTGCGTCAGACGACAAAGCCGCCTTCACCGCCTCAAGGTCAAAGCGCCGGTGCCCCGAGGGTAATTGGATAAACGGAATACGGCCATCCCGCGCCAGTCTGCCTATCGTCCCCTTGGTCAGGCCAAGGGCCTCCCCGACTTTTGTACTTGTTAGCATTGCAGTTTTCCCCTTCGTGCATGTTGACACTTATCTGACTATATCGTATCAATCGGACGTTAGCAACAACCCTTGAAGGAACCCTGAAATGCTTGAACTTGAAATCCAAAAGCTCACCGCTGCCATTGAAGCCCTTGTCACCGTCCTCAACCGCTCTCAGCCGCTTTCAGCCGCTCAAACAACTCCGACAAACTCCGACAATCTCCGACAGGCCGAGCGTGCCGACACCATCAAAAATTTGTCAGATCAAATTGATTTTGAAACCGTCGATGTTGAAGAAGTGAAGAAGGCCGTAAAAAACGCGGAAAAGCGCGATCAAGAGTTACTTGATCTTTACAAGAACGAAGTTGCAAAAACCAAGCGCAAGGCGAAGGTGACCAAGGAAGAAGTCGAGGCCCTCGTCGAGGCCGCAACTCCTGTGGAAAACACCGTTGTCACCGATCAACCCCCAATGGACAACATCCCCGAGGGGCGCCCCGACGTCACCGAGACATCATTGAAGACGATGGCGTTGGAAATTGTCCGTGCCGACTCAAATGCCCGCGCATTAATCCTTGCGATCCTCGCCGAGCACGGGGCCAAGACCGTCACCCAGCTCGACCACAAGCACCACCACGAGGTCCACGCGCGTTTCCTGAGCCTCGCCTACGACATCGCCAAGAACGGGGAGGTGACCCAGTGACCGCACACGCCAAACTCAGCGCCTCGGGCGCCCACCGATGGATGAACTGCCCGGGCAGCGTCAAGGCGGAGGCAGGGCTGGCCGACCGGACCAGTTCCTTCGCCGAAGAGGGGACGAAGGCTCACGACCTTATGGAGATGATGCTCACGGGCAAGCCTATCCGCGTTGGGGCCTACGACTTGGAAATGTGGGAATATGTTGAGTCCTACGTCGATTATGTCCTGAGCCAGAAGAAGCCCGGTGACGCCCTGTTCATAGAGCGCCGCGTGGACTTCAGCGAGTGGGTGCCGGAGGGCTTCGGCACCGCTGACACCATCATTGTCAGTGACGAAGTTCTGCACATCGTGGACCTGAAGTATGGCAAGGGGGTGCCGGTCTTTGCGGAGCATAACCCCCAGCTCATGCTCTACGCCTTGGGGGCATATGACGAGTGCATGTTCCTGTCCGACTTCCAGTCGGTCAAGATCAGCATCGTCCAGCCCCGCCTCGACACAATCAGCGAGTGGGAGATCTCGATCACCGACCTGCTGAAGTTCGGCGAGGTCGTGCGTCAGGCGGCGCTCGACACGCAGAACCCGGCAGCCAAGCGCGTCCCCGGCGAGAAGCAGTGCCGGTGGTGCAAGGCCAAGGCGACCTGCCCCGCCCTCTACAAGATGACCAGCGACATCTTGATGGCCGACTTTGAGCAGATCGACGAGGCCCCCCAGCCCCATAAGTTGAGCTTCGCGCAGATGCGGCTGGCGCTGGAAAACAAGGGCCTGATCGAGGCATGGCTTTTATCTGTGGAAAACTCTGTGAAGGATCTCCTGCTTGAGGGGGGAACTTTTGAGGGCTTCAAGCTGGTCGAGGGAAGGTCAACACGCAAATGGTCGGACGAGGAGCAAGCTGGCGAGCGCCTTGCCCAATTGGTTGGGGAACAAGGCGCGTTCGTCCGCCAAGTGATCAGCCCGGCGAAGGCGGAGAAACTGTTGGGCAAGAAGGACAAGGCCTTGATCGAGGACATCGTTGTAAAGCCCCGTGGGGCTGCGACACTTGCGAAAGAGACCGATCCCCGCCCGGCCATCAACCCCGTGGACGCCGACTTTGACGCCCTTGACGGGGACGAAACTGAGGCGTAACGTGTTCAAGCGTCACGAAGTGGCGTTCAACCCTAGAAGCTATAAGGAAAAAGCAAATGTCGAAAATTATCTTGAAGGACGTGCGTCTCTCATTCCCCAGCCTGTTCCACAAGGCTGTGTTTGACGGCAAGGAGACGAAGTTCGAGGCGACTTTCCTGATCGACAAGGCGGGCAACGCCGCGAAGATTAAGGAGATCAAGGCGGCCATTGACGCCATGATCAAGGACGACCTCAAGGGCGCCAAGCTCCCCCCGGACAAGATCTGCATGAAGGACGGCGACAGCATCGACTACGCTGGCTATGCCGGAACCATGAGCCTGAAGGCCTCCAGCACGAAGCGCCCGATCATTATCGACCGCGACAAGTCGCCGCTGACCGAGGACGATAACAAGTTCTACGCGGGTTGCTACGTCAACGCCTCGCTGGAGCTTTGGGCGCAGAACAATCAGTTCGGCAAGCGCATCAACTGCAACCTGCTGGGCGTCCAGTTCATGAAGGACGGCGAGCCCTTCGCCGACGGCGTCAAGGGAAGCATTGACGACTTTGAGGCCTTCACCGACGAGGACGTTGACTTCATCTGATCTAACGCGCCGCTCGGGAAACTGGGCGGCGCATTTGCGCATTTCTGACTGAGGCCACTCCTCATGCTAGTCCTCGACTGCGAAGTTTACACCGACTACTTCCTGATCATGTTCAAGAACATCGAGAGCGGGCGCTACGCCTCCTACGAGATGTTTGACGGGCAGGAGCTGCACAGGTCCCGCGTCATCCAGTTGATGAAGGAGCACACGACCGTCAGCTTCAACGGATTTGGGTACGACATCCACATCATCACTGCCGCCCTTGAGGGCTGGCCCTGTGACGCGATCAAGCGCCTCTCCGACGAGATCATCAAGTCCAACTTGCCCGCATGGCAGGTGGCGAAAAACAATCACCTGCGCGTGTCCCACCACTGGGACCACATCGACGTGATTGACGTGGCGCCGGGCAAGGCGGGCCTCAAGATCTACGGCGGCCGCATGGGCGCCCCTAAGCTCCAAGACCTCCCCATAGCTCCTGACGCCAGCATCACGCCCGAGCAGCGGGTGGAGCTGCGCCGCTACTGCAAGAACGACCTCGACACGACTGAGGCGCTCTACCGGCAGTTGGAGCCTGCCATCAAGCTTCGGGAGCAGATTGGCGCGCAGTACGGCGGCATCGACCTGCGCTCCAAGTCTGACGCCCAGATTGCCGAGGCCGTCATCAAGTACCGCCTGCACGAGTACACGGGGCGTAGCTACAAGCCCCGGAAGGTCGCGGTGGGGCACCTGTGCCGGTACGAAGACCCCAAAATTGTCAGCTTTCAGAGTGAAGAACTCCAGAAAGTTTTCCACAGGATTTTGAAGACGGGCTTTCCGGTCGGCTCGAACGGCGCGGTTACGATGCCCGACTGGCTCCAGAAGCAGAGAATCAAGATTGGCCAGACCGAGTACCAGATGGGGATTGGCGGCCTGCACTCCTGCGAGAAGCGCCAGAGCGTCGTGGCGCAGGACAATCAGATCCTCGCCGACTTCGACGTGGCGTCCTATTACCCCAGCATCATCCTGAAGTTGAAGCTGGCGCCGCAAAGCATGGGCAGTGACTTCCTGCTGATCTATCAGGACATCGTGACCGAGCGCCTTCAGGCCAAGGCGCGGGGCGACAAGCTCACCGCCGACACGCTCAAGATCGTGATCAACGGGAGCTTTGGCAAGCTGGGCTCAATGTACAGCGCCCTCTACGCGCCCGAGTTGATGATCCAGACGACGATCACCGGCCAGCTCTGCCTGCTGATGCTGATTGAGTGGGTGGAGAGCGTCGGGGCCCGGGTGGTGAGCGCCAACACGGACGGCATTGTGGTCTTGTGTGACAAGGGCCGCGAGAAGTGGCTTGAGGAGGTCATGTTCGACTGGATGCTGACGACGAGCTTTGAGCTGGAGCGCGCGGATTATCGCTCGATCCACTCCCGCGACGTGAACAACTACGTCGCCGTGAAGCCGGACGGGAAGACCAAGCGAAAGGGCGTCTACGCCGAGCCGGTCCTGAGTAAGAACCCGGACTTCACCATCGTCACCGACGCCGTGGCGGCGTTCCTGAGCAAGGGGACCCCAGTCGAGGACACCATCCGGGGCAGCACTGACGTGAAGGGCTTCGTGACCGTCCGCCAAGTCACCGGGGGCGGCCTGTGGCGCGGGGAGTACCTCGGCAAGGCCGTGCGGTTCTACTACTCAAACACAGTTGGGGCTGACGAGTGCATCAGCTACGCGAAGAACTCCAACAAGGTGCCCCGCTCCGACGGAGCCAAGCCGATGATGGAATTGCCCGACGCGCTGCCGGACGACGTAAACTACGCTCGCTACATTGAAATGGCGCACGACGCGCTGAAGGACATGGGGGTGATGAAATGACTGATACAAACAACATGCTCGACGAGGTCATCGACTTGGCCACCGTCATGCGCCCGTTCTTGCTGGGCAAGCGCGGCCCAGTCGTGATGACGACACTGTGCATGCTCACCGCCGAGGCGCTGCTGCACACCGGCGCCAATGGCTCCATTGACGAGCGCATGGACATGGTGGACCGCTGCGTCCGCGACTACGTTGGCCAGTTGGAGCGCCTTGCTGATGACGCCCCGTGAAGTGATACCTGCAACCATACCAGAGGAGATTGAAATGGAAGTTGAGAACGCATTGAAGGGCCTTATCGGGACTGTCTCACCAAAGGCAAACATCATCCGCGTTACACGCGAGGAAATAGAGATGGCCGAAGCCCTTGGTCTGACAATTCAAGAGTATGCCCGTAACAAGGCGAAGCTCTTGAAGGCGCAGGCAGAATATGAGGCGTGGCTTCAGACCCCCGCAGGCGCAAAACACATGGTCAAACTTGAGGCGCAACGCCAGCGCAAGCTAAAGCGCGACCGCGAGTACAGCCGCGCCTACCGTGCCCGCAAACACGATAAGAATATGGCGGGATTGTAATGCTTGAAAAGACTATCGAGGCGGCGCTCGTCAGGCGCGTGACGAAGCTGGGTGGCCTGTGCGAGAAGTTTGTCTCGCCCGGTCGGCGCAGTGTACCCGACCGCCTCGTCACCCTGCCGGGCGGGCGCATCGTCTTCGTCGAGGTGAAGGCACCCGGCAAGTGGCCGACCGAGTTGCAAGAGCGCGACCACTGGCGGCGCCAGAAGTTGGGCTGCGAAGTCATCGTCATCAATACCATTGAAGGCGCCAATGCTTTCTCGTGAGAATTGACATTAATATTCTGTATGGTAAAGTTTTCCATACAGAATATCTAGGAGTCAAAAATGCCAAAACTAAAACTTGTTGAAGGATTTAAAAGCTCCGACCATCCCCTTTATGGGACTTGGACAAACATGCGTGATCGCTGCAACAATCCAAATAACAAGGACTACAAATTTTATGGGGCCAAGGGAATTAAAGTTTGCGAAAGGTGGGCATCATTTGAAAATTTTGTTTTTGATGTAAATGGCCTTGGTGAAAAACCGCACGGTTTTACATTGGACAGGATCGACGGTTCCAAAGATTATTATATAGAAAATTGCCGGTGGGCGTCCAAAATGAAACAGGCCAGAAATCAAAAAATGAGAAATTCAAATAAATCGGGAGTTCTTGGCGTAAATAAAATGAAAGATGGCGGCTACATGGCTAGAATAACAAATAATAATAATGAACGAATTTATTTGGGATATTTCAAAACTTTGGAAGAAGCAATTGCAGCCCGAATTGAAGCAGAAAAAAAACTGGAATGGAAAAATGTTATTTAGGTCAGATATGCACGAGTATCAAAAACAAACTGTGCGGTTGATTATTCAAAAACGCCGCATTGGATGTTTTTTGGGGCTCGGGCTTGGCAAAACAGTTTCCAGCCTCACCGCCATCAACGACCTCCTCGACGAGTTTTCCGTCCACAAGGTCCTGATCGTCGCGCCCCTGCGCGTGGCCAACAGCGTGTGGAAGCAGGAGGCGGCCAAGTGGGCGCACCTGAAGCACCTCCGGGTGTCCGTCTGCACGGGCTCGCAGAAGGCGCGCATGGTGGCCCTACAGGCGGACGCGGATGTGTTCGTGATCAACCGGGAGAACATGCCGTGGCTGGTGGAGGCGCTAGGGGCCAAATGGCCCTTTGACATGGTCATCATCGACGAGAGCAGCCGCTTCCAG